TGGTTAAGACTGATTGGGGGATGCCTTATGATTCCATTTGCAATTTCTATCAAGACCTGGGATGTGGTTATGTTACTTTCATTCTTTGCAGTGATAGATGCTTCTAAAATTGTTGAGATTTTATTGACGTGATGGAACCAGATCCCTACATTCAATTTTTAGAGAATTGGATACCTGGAATAGGAGAAGATACAAAGCTGCATGATCAACTACATCAGCATTTTAATTTAGGATTTAGTGTCAATGATGAAGCAATACTTTTAGGATTTCAATTAGGACATCATCCTGCTGGTAGTTTTTTTCATGTGGTTGTATTTTGTATTATGAGCATTACAATTTATCCAAAAAATTATCGTAATAACTTGAAAGACATTAAAGACTTCTATCGAGCATATCTTCTTGGTAAATATTGGCAATCAGTCTCTTATTGGTTCATTCCTAAAACTATTTTAATCGATTAAATGAATATTTTTGCTACTGATCAATCACCTTTAACTAGTGCTCAGGTATTGCCTGATAAACATATTGTAAAAATGCCTCTGGAAAGTTGTCAAATGCTTTCTATTATATTTTCACATTGGTATTATGATTGGGCACCTTTACCAAAAAAAGATGGTGGATATTACTCAGTTAAAAAAGGTGCTTTTAGAAATCATCCATCAACTAAGTGGGCAGGACTTAATTACTATAATACTGCTTGGTTGATACAACACGGTTGTTCTCTTGCCAGTGAATATTACAGACGTTATGGTAAAATTCACTCATGCGCTAAAACACTATTTGAAGCAAAAAAAATATTTCATAAAAAAACAAAAGAAGCAATTGTCTGCTATAATATGGCAACAGACTTCTCTCGCGCCATGCCTGATGAGTTTAAATATGATGATACTATAGATACTTTCACTGCCTATAAAAGGTATATTGCATCTAAACCTTGGGTGAAGAATAATTATCTTCGTTCTCCTGAGCGTAAACCTGATTGGATTTGATTATGAGTGATTTTATTTGGGTTGAGAAATATCGACCTAAAACTATTGGCGAATGTATTCTTCCTGAAGCAACTAAAAAAACCTTTCAATCTTTCCTAGATAAAGGAGAGATTCCTAATATGCTGCTTGCTGG